TTCAGTGAACACGATCCCGAGCATAAATCGTTCAATGTCATTAGGCTTGACAACGGTCAATTCGCTGCTCAGCCTAATAACCGGGTTCTCTGGAGAGATAGCTCCTTAACACCTGATAAATTAGAAAGACCAGACTTTAAAGTTTGTACACAAAATTACGCGGTTGAAACAGAACCTAAATGGTCTGTTGGTCATACTGACGAATGGCAGTACAAAACAAAAGACGAAGAAGAAAATAAATTTTAGTGTTACCGATAACATTATTACTGTAGCTACATAAATAATTTTATATAGTTATAGAGGAGATTGAACATGACCGATAAAGAATACAAGTTTGCAAATGAACTTCATTACGCAGTTAAAGGACATCTTATTAATCCTAATTATTCTGAAAATGAAGTAAAAAGAATTTCAGATTCGTATTTAAAAAGGTTATGGGGCAATCATGAAAGACTCCGATATTGTTCAGAAGATTTTGAAAAAGCTTGGGAAGAAAGAGAATTAGAACAAGTTGCCGTTTTAGGTTACAATTAATTTGAAAAAAATGCAAATAAATGCATTTTAGGGGTTTACAATTGATTTGTTTTATGGTAGTATAGTCTTATCAAATGAATGGAGATTATATTATGGCACATGAAGTAGAAATCATCAACGGTCAAGCTCAAATGGCATATGCCGGTGATGTCCCTTGGCACGGCCTTGGAGTTCAGGTTTCAAACGATTTGACACCAGTTCAAATGATGCAAAAAGCGGGTCTTGACTGGACCGTTGAAAAACAAAAGATTGTAACTACTGCAGGTGTTCCTGTTGGTCAGAAACAAGCTTTAGTTCGTACATCTGACAATAAAGTTCTAGATGTTGTAGGTACTGATTGGAATCCAGTGCAAAACGAAGAAGCTTTTGAATTCTTTGCAGAGTATGTTGCTGCTGGTGATATGGAAATGCACACAGCTGGTTCACTTAAAGGTGGGCAAATGGTCTGGTCTCTCGCAAAAATCAAAGAGTCATTTGACATTTTTGGTGAAGATACTGTAGAGTCTTATCTTCTTTTCTCAAATCCTCATCAATATGGTAAGTCAATTGACATTCGATTTACTCCTATTCGTGTTGTTTGTAGTAACACTTTGACTTTATCATTAAGCCAACAAGCTCAGCGAGCAGTTAAAGTTGGTCACCGTACCGAGTTTGATGCTGAGCAAGTAAAAGAAACACTCGGTCTTGCACATGAGAAGTTTGCTCAATATAAAGAAATGGCTCAATTCCTAGGCTCTCGTAAGTTCACAGCTGAGTCACTTATTCAGTACTACAATGAGGTATTCCCTAATACTTCACGTAAGACTGAAAAAGCACCAGTCAATACAGTTGAAGATCTAAGCCGTGCTGCTCGTCAGTGCTATGAAGTTTTGGATACTCAGCCAGGTGCTGAGTACGGTGCTGGCACATGGTGGCAAGCATTTAACTCAGTTACTTACCACACTGACCACGTTCAAGGTCGTAATGCTGAAAATCGCTTACATAGCCAATGGTTTGGTGGTAATCAGTTACGTAAAGTTAAAGCAGCGGAAAAAGCGGTTGAATTCGCCAACGCTGCTTAATTGCTTACATAATAATAAAAAAAATGCAAAAAAGTGAAAAAAGGGGGTTTACAACCCTCTTTTTTTATGGTAAGATAGTTATATCAAATGAGGGAAAAGACATGAAGATTGATACTAGCAAACCACGTACTGATGCTTATATTGGAACATTTGATTTCAGTGAGCAAGATCAAAAAGAACTTTCTCAAATTCGTAAGATGGTTACCAACTTAAATAAAGATTTGAAAAAGCTTGGATATGATTATCGTTATTATGTAAAGTGTCAAGGTCGTGGACCACGACGTCGTGGAAATCGTAACTATCTTCATTCATTACCTCTTCCTTTTGCTGATTACATGGATGCGTATATTTACCGTCGCATCTAATGCATTAACTCTTACTTCCCCAACTCGGCGCTCCGGCGCCTATTTTTTCGGGGTGTAGCTTAGTCTGGTAAAGCGCTCGGTTTGGGACCGAGAGACCGCAGGTTCGAATCCTGCCACCCCGACCAACTTATATAAATACTATAAAATTAACTTAAGAGTTGGGCCATGATGAGATTTAAAACATTTTTATCGGAAAAAGTCTATGCTGACTTAAAACACAACGATCTCACCAAAAGAGGTGGAGATCGTCTTTTAGCATTTATCAAAAAAATAGACGATAAAGAATATTTTGCTACTAAAAAAGGTGCAGTTATTATTACTGAACCTGATACGGAAACTTTGAAAGCTGAAATGCCTTCAAAAGGATTTAGCAAAAATATGAAAGGTAAAACTGACAAAGGTAAATCCATTAATTTAAAATACCCTCATGATTTTTATAAAACTCCAGAATTTGGTGGTAAAGGTGTAGGCTCAGGCACCGCCGCAGAAGATAGAGAACTTTCAGGATTGCGTAAAGAAATAGAAAACGCAATGGTTAGAGATGGTCTATCAGTTCTTCCTATGAAAGTTGGTAAAAAGACAGTAATGGTTGCTGGAGTTCAATCTACACCAGGAACTCCAAAATCTGATTTTCATTTGGTAGATGCTGCAGGTAATGAAGTAGCTTGGCTATCACATAAAGATGGTTCAACTGCAAAAGACTTCCAACAATATGGTGGACTTACTCATAAAGTTTTTGCAAATAATTCTGAAGTTAAAGAATTTATGTTAGCTCTAGCTAAAAAATATCCAGACGGTATGCAAAGAGGTACATCCGCATGGAGATGGTGTAAAGATAAAAAACTTATTAATCAATCAGTATGGGGTGTAGATTATGGCGGCAAACGTGGAAGAAATAATGTAGATGAATTTCATCAAGGTCCTATGAAAGTTGTTAAAACCGGCAAAGTTTATTCTATACAATCTAGACACCAAGATACAAATGGGAACATTCCAAAAGGGAATGAATATGATGCAATATTGTATGCAAGATTTACAAGTGATAGAGGTTCTAAAGTTGCAGGAGTAACTGTTAATAATGCCAGAGTGGGAGTTTTTCCAAAGGCAAGCGCTAGATCCAAAAACGCTGAAGAGATTTAGATATGGTACAATATAGCGTTAAAAGAAGAAGAAATTTCCATAGAGGTAATAATGACATCTATGAAGTACAGATGTTATCGGTTGATAGAGATGGCACGGTAGTTGACAGCGATCATCCATTGCCTGTTACTAATATCAATACACAATCTTCAGTTGGTTCTAATAAACCTTTTTATTTAGAAGTCGCCCAGGGATTAATTGAAGGATATAGTTTTAACCATAAATTTGGCGCTGTACCAAGTATGAGTAGTGGTGCGGCTGGATCTATATGGGATGTTAATGATACTTTGTATCCATGGGATGCATTAGGCTCAGGCAGTGTAGTAAATGTTGAAAGAAATGACGTAGCTGATAATGGAATAGATGTAACAATTCAAGGACTTGATGACAATTATAATTTTGCTGAAGAAACTATTACAATTACCGGCGCTGATCAGGTTGGGACACAATTATTTACAAGAGTAAATAGAGCATTTATTAGTGGAGCAGTTACGAATGCTGCTAATATAGATATTGAAGCGGGCTCTGTAGGTGGAACTACTGTTGCTAGAATTACTGCCGGATTTGGACAAACGCTAATGGCAGTATATACGATACCTGCTGGAAAGACAGGTTATTTGTTACACGGAACCACCACGGGATCAAGTGACACCGATGCTAGTGGTTTGATGATGGTCCGTTATTTTGGTACTAGTGCATTTAGAGTTGCGCACTCATTTGAATTACAACTTCGCGGCGGTCAATACGATTACACTTTTACAACACCACCATCAATTCCAGAAAAAACAGATATTGATATAAGAGCATCAATGCGCTCCAATAACAAACGCATAACCGCTGCGTTTGATATTTTATTAGTAGATAATTAATGGTTTACAAATAGAAAGAAATGTGGTAGTATACTTCTATGGAAAATTTTAAAACGCATATTACTGAGAATAAGAATACACATATGACTCACATTGAAGATAAAGTTATCTATGGTGGAGTAAATGGCACACGTCAAGCTATTATGGCTTTACGATCATTAAGAGATATGTTAGGTGGTGTTAAAGATGGTAATGTTAGTGTTAAATGGGATGGCGCTCCTGCTATTTTTGCAGGCACTGATCCTAATGACGGACGTTTCTTTGTTGCCAAAAAAGGCATTTTTAACAAGAATCCCAAGGTCTACAAGACTCCTGCTGACGTTGATGCTGATACAAGTGGTGATCTTGCTGACAAGCTCAAAGTCGCTTTGCGAGAGTTACCTGCCTTGGGTATCAAAGGTGTCGTGCAAGGTGACTTCTTATATGGGCCTGGAGACATAACTACTAAAAACATTAAAGGTCAGAAATATGTTACCTTTCACCCAAATACTATTGTATATGCGATTCCTGCAGATACAGATGCAGCTAGAGAAGTTAAGTCAGCAAAAATTGGTATTGTCTGGCATACAACCTATAAAGGTAACTCGTTCGAAACTATGCGAGCTTCGTACGGAGTTGATGTAAGTAAATTTAAAAAATCTAAAAATGTTTGGTCACAAGATGCTATGCTAAGAGATATGACTAAATTAACCATGAGCAAAAGTGATACGGAGGAAGTCAATGAATATCTTTCACAAGCTGGTCAAATCTTTAACAAAATCTCAGGTTCTACTCTCAGACAGTTGGAACAACAGGAAGAGTTACAGAGCCTCATTGAGCAATTCGGTAACAAGTACGTCAGAAAAGGACAAGTTATTGGAGATACAGGACGACATGTATCCATGCTCATTCGTTGGATTAGATTACGTTACGCAAAAGAGATTGCCAAGCGTAAAACAGAAAAAGGAAAGTCTACCCAAAGAGATAAATTAAATGTAATTTTAAACTTTTTCTCAGAAAATAATAAAAAAAGTTTACAAATGATGTTCGATTTACAAAAAGTAATAGTTTTAGCAAAATTAAAACTTATAAATATACTTGATAAACTAAACAAAGTTAATACTTTTGTTAAAACCAAAAAAGGATTTAAAACGACAGGTCACGAAGGTTATGTAGCAATTGATAGACTTGGTGGTGATGCGGTAAAGATTGTTGATAGATTAGAATTTTCATACAACAACTTTTCGCCTGATATATTAAAAGGATGGGATAAGCCAACGAGGAAGTAAATGTTAGGTTTTAAAGATATGATGGTCGTCGATTATAGACCCGGCGAACCAGAAGAAATTAAATATAAAGCGCAAAAGCGTAAAAGAACTACGATTGGCGGAGAACCGTCAGAAGCTTTAACTGTACCGCAACGTCTTGCGAAATCAAGACAGATGAAGAAGTACAAGTCTAGACTTAAACTAGGAAGACAAAGAGCTGCTCGTAGAATTGCTTCAAAAGAAAAATTAGAAAGAAGAGCTCGTAAAAAAGCGAGAGAGGCTATTTTGAAAAAGCTGACTAAGGATGTTCCTAAGTCAGAGTTGACTTATCAAAGAAGAGCTGAACTTGAAAAAAGACTAGATAAAATGAAATCTAGAATTGATAGAATGGCTCGTAAAATGTTGCCTCAAGTTCGTAAAGCTGAGTTGTCAAAAAGAAGAAACTAATGCATACATCTTTTAAGCAATTTTTAATTGAAGAAGAAAAAACGGTTTATTTTACCTTTGGTAGAATGAATCCTCCAACTATTGGTCATGGAAAATTGTTAGATAAACTGGCTTCTGTAGCGGGTAAAAATCCATACAGAATATTTCTATCACAGTCTAATGATCCTAAAGAAAATCCATTGCCATATACAGATAAAGTTAAGCATGTAAGAAAAATGTTTCCTAAGCATGCTAGATCTGTTATGATTAATAAAAAGGTAGTAACACCATTCCATGCTCTTACTTCATTATATAATGAAGGTTTTATTAGAGTTGTAATGGTAGCAGGATCAGATAGACTTGCTGAATATGATTTTCGTTTAAACAAATATAACGGTAAACAAGGTAGTCACGGCTTTTATAACTTTGAAGGCGGAATTAAATTAGTATCAGCAGGTCAGCGTGATCCAGATGCTAAGGGTGCAGAAGGTGCGTCAGGAACTAAACAACGTAATTTTGCTAAAGATAACAACTTTACTTCTTTTGCACAAAATCTCC